CTCGCAGCAGGCTTCGGTGACATGCTCCCGATCCTCATTCCTGCGATCGTAAATATCATCGGTCAGGTGGCAGACAGCCTCACAGATCCGAAGAACGTCAAGATGCTCATCACGGCGGTCCTTTCCATCGTTGGTGCGATCGTCGTTGCTCTGGTCAAGGCTCTTCCGGAGATAGGCGGAGTCATTGTCAAGCTCGCAACGAACATTCTCGGCACTTTGAAGGATTTGGGCAGTTCTATCCTGGCTAAAGTCGGACCGTGGTTCTCGCAGACGCTTGGCAAGATCGGAGGCTTTGTAGCCGACATCATTTCCAAGATCGCAACGCTGCCGAGCAAGGTCATTGACATCGGTAAAAACCTCGTGTCAGGCATCTGGAAGGGTATCTCCGAAAAATTGAACTGGCTCAAAGATAAGATCGAATCTTTCGGAAAATCCATCATCAACAAAGTTAAGTCAGTATTTTCCGTACACAGCCCTTCAAAGGTCTTCGCAGAGATCGGTTCCTTCCTGGCTGAAGGTTTGGGAGTCGGTTGGGATGACCAGATCGTCGATGTCCAGTCTGACATGGTCAAGTCCATGAACGGACTGACAGGCAATATGACGGCCACAGTGACCGCTAACGGCGCTCCCGAGAGTCTGATGGGAAATACCACTAATTACAACGGCGGCAACGTCACGATCAACGTATATGGCGCAGAAGGCCAGAACGTGAACGACCTTGCTAACGTGATCGCGGCAAAACTTCAGGATATGACATCAAGGAAGGGAGCTGTATATGCCTAAACTTTTTAACATTGGTACAAACAAGCAGGGCTTGATTGTATATGGCGGAGAGTCCTCGACTGACTATGGCATGGTGGTCAGCGAGGCTCCTGCTTTTGAAAGACCGACGAGAAAGACAACGGTCTATAACGTGCCCGGAAGGAACGGTGCTGTTATCTTCCAGGATGATGCCTGGGAAGACGTAACACGTTCCTATAACGTATGGGCTGCAGATGGTTTTGACTCTTTGGCCGAGAAGGTGAACGCTTTCGAGGCTATGCTCAATTCCATGAAAGGCTATCAGCGTCTTGAAGACAGTTTCGAGCCTGATGTTTTCCGTCTGGCTTATTACTCGGGCGGAAACGATTTCACCAACAGCATGACTCAGTACGGAGAGGCAACGATCACTTTCACATGCAGACCGGAGCGTTTCCTCACATCCGGAGAACACATTGTTGCCGTGACGAATGGTGAGAAACTGATAAATCCGACAAGGTTCACGAGCAAGCCTCTTCTCCACATCGAGGGAACAGGCACAATCACGGTGGCCATCGGAGGCAACACGATCAGCGCATCGGTCACGGACTATATCAACATCGACTGCGAGACGATGAACGCATACAGGCTCGCAGCAGAGAATAAGAACTCGGATATAAGTGGAAGTTTTCCGAAGATACTTCCGGGAGAGAACACAGTCGGAATCACGGGATCAGCTTCACTTGTTACTGTGGTTCCAAGATATTTCACGATTTAAGGAGATAGACCATGCTGCCTATTTTATACTCATCAATAATGTCCGGATCAGTTCCGACAGATTATGGTGTCGGTGTGCTTTCAGACTGTATCTCCGCATCCGTCAAGGAAGCCAGGAACGGCGAATATGAACTTACAATGGAGTATTCTGCAGACGGCATACACGCGTCTGACATCGTTCCTAACGCTTATTTGAAGGTTAAACCCAACTACACGGACAATCCGCAGCTCTTCCGTATATACAAGGTCGGAAAGACCATTAACGGAAGGTTCACGGTCAACGCTCAGCATCTCTCTTACGATCTGAGCGGTCTGGCCATTACAAGCGGAACGGCTTCATCGCTTGGTGGTGCGATCACGCTTCTCAACTCAAACTCTGGATTTTTCGTGCTCAGTACGGACAAGGCGGTTTCAGGTGATTTCAAGATCACAGAGCCTTCCTCGGTCCGTTCGTGGCTCGGAGGAAAAGAAGGCAGCATCCTTGACCTTTATGGTCCGGGTGAGTGGAAGTATGACAACTACACGATCAAGTTCATGTCAGCCAGAGGCGCGGACAGAGGTGTGACCATCAGATATGGTAAGAACCTCACAGAGCTCTCCCAGGTACTCGACATGACTAACCTGGCATCAGGTATCATTCCGTTCTACAAAGCACAGGACGGAACGATCACGACAGGTGCGGAAGTCGCAACCGGATGGACTGGTATGACTATGGTTAAGTGTGTCGATTTCACGTCTTCGGTAGATCCGGAGAGCTTGACACCGATCGCTACACAGCTTGCGACACTTGCTACGGCATACGTTTCAAACAACAACTTCACCACGATGAAGAACAACATTACGTTGAACTTCGTACAGCTTCAGGGCTTAACGGAGAGAGTGGACCTTTGTGACACTGTTCACATTTACTTTGAGCCTCTGGGACTGACCGCAACGGCAAAGTGCATCGAGACAGTCTGGGACGTTCTTGAAGAGCGTTACGCTTCGACCACGTTCGGAGATCCGAAGACGAACATCGCAGACACGATCGTGGCTACCCAGAAAGAAGTTGAACAGAAACCGAGTGTGACTTCAATGGACCAAGCAATTAAACAGGCAACAGAGCTCATCACGGGAAACCTCGGCGGATATGTCATTCTCCACGACTCCAACGGCGACGGAGAACCGGATGAGATCCTGATAATGGACACGGCAGACATCGCCACTGCCACAAACGTATGGAGATGGAACTCGGGCGGTCTCGGCTTTTCACCGAACGGCTACGGCGGACCATACAATGCGGTGGCTATCGACATGCAGGGTCGCATCGTAGCAGATGCGATCACCACAGGAACGCTCAACGCTGACCTGATCAAAGCGGGAACCATATCTGACTTGCAAGGAAACTCCACGATCGACATGACCAACGGCTCCGCAAAGATGAAAGACTTCAAAGCCGTGGACAGCATCGACCTTTTGGACGGGAGCAACAATATTCGTGCTTCTATAAGATACAGCAGTACGGGTGAGAGTTCATTTTATGTTTATAACAGTAGCGGAAATGCTGTAGGCGCAATTCAGGCGCACCCCTTACAAGGTGCCATGATGGGACTGTCAGACCTAACGGGTTCTGTTCAAACGCTCAAAACGGGCGGAAACGGCAACGGCGGTGGATGGCTTGAAGGCAAAAATTACAATGATAAGCGCACATTTTTGCTTGACGGAACTGTGAACGGCGGAAGCCTTTTGCAAATATGTGATGCTGACGGAAATAATGATGCAAGGTTTCAGTTAATAAACAAAAACGGCGTTATTGTCGGCTTACTTTATACCGACAATTTAGGCGGAACGCTTGAACTCGCAAGCAATACTTATGTCAACATCACTTGCGTAGGAAGAACGGGAAAAATCACTTGCGTTTCGTTGACACAGACATCCTCACGCAAAGCCAAGAAAAACATCAAACCTATTGAAGACCACATGAAAATCCTTGAACTCGATGCAGTCAGTTTTGACTACAAGGACGAGGAACGTGGAACGAACAAGCGAGGTTTTATCGCTGAGGACGTTGAGAAGGTCCTCCCGAACCTCGTCACACCAGAGAGTGATGGAATGTTGGCATCGCTCGATTATGTTGAGATGATCCCGTACTTGCAGGCGGTCATCAAGGATCAGGAAAAGCGCATAACTGAATTGGAAAAGATCATAAAGGAGGGAAAGTAAATGGAATCTAATCTCATCAACATGATTCCCGAAGGAAAAGCGAAGGTCTATCACGTTTCCCAGAACGACGAGAACCGTGAGATCGGCTGCGATCTTCACGACGGACCGCTGTCCGTCACGTTGGATGGCTCGGAGGCCATAGTGCTTCATTACCGAAAGCCCAACGGCAACTTTTCCTCTGTTCCTTTGGAAAATCCGGGAAGCGGTTCGAGCGTAACGGTGGTCATACCTGCCGACATGACGGACACAGTCGGAGCGGTTTACTGCAAGCTGCGTATAGACGGACTCGGAGCAAAGTCATTCTTTGTTGTAGTAGAAAGGAAGACATGATATGGAGCACATTAACCTTGAATTAGTACCACGCGGAATCGAGCGCACAGCTCATGCTTCCCAGTTTGACCACGGCCGTCAGATCCGTTTCGACATTTACAACGGCGGCACACCTTACACTCTCTCCGGTGCAGAGACGATCACCATGCAGGTCAATGGTCAGTCAGAAGCGGTCCCGAACACGTCAGACGATTACATCATCTGGACAGTTCCGGATGAACTCTGCGAGACCGACGGAGTAACTGAGTGCGAGCTTCGCATCGTGGAGAGCGGAGTCCTGATCGGTTCCAAGAACTTCTTCCTGGAAGTAGAATACGATCCCTACGGCACAGGTGTTCTCATCCTCTCCGCTCACGGCTCTCCCGCTCATTTCAACACCGACCTCTCTGATAACGCTGTCGAATGTAAAGTTGATATCGACTACAATGCCAACGGCTACAAGTCGGCATTGGTGGTGAACACAAGCAACGCACCGAGCGAGGACAGCACCCCTTACCTATTCCGCCCTTCCTATTCCAACGGCTACGGCTACGAAACGCTGATAGGCGGAACTTGTGGTGTTAATCAGTTAGCACCAAACGGCTATTCACAAAGTGCGAACGCATCAGTTGCGTTTGATAGCGGAACTACGATAGTTGAAGGACACAAGTATTTAATCACTCGTAAATTGTCCGCAAATGTTTCATGTTCGATAACTGTTTACACAAAGATAAGCGGAACGAACACAAGTTGTTTTGGCATTACAGGCACTAACACAAGTGCGATTAAAATTGCTAACAAGGGCGGTGTATCAAACGGAACGGCAAGTTCCGTTGAAGGCTCTGTTTGGATATTTCAGAACAACGACGGCAACACAGTAACACAGTCCGATTTACAGATTATCGACCTAACGGCTATGTTCGGCACTACCATAGCGGACTATGTTTACACCCTTGAAAGCGGAACGGCGGGTGCGGGTATTGCTTGGCTGAAAGCAAACGGCTTTTTCACGGCTGATTATTACCCGTACAATGCAGGCGGGTTATTGAGCGTTAAGACGAGCAAGAAGATAAACCGAGATGCAGACAACAATATCATAGGCGAATACCCGCTTGA